TACTCCCACCTTTACGAAGCACATCACGCATCCGTTGAAAGACTGAATTTCTAACATCATTTATAGCTGCTTTAGCAAAGGCAGGGACTGGAGTAATTAATTTTCGAGCACGAAATTCTTCGGCTGTTTCTCTGGTACTAAATTGTTGCAGGTACGACTGTGTATAGTCGTCCCCTGCCTCATACGTGTCTCGCCACGTTGACCAGTAGGACATATCTCTCAAGTAGTTAGGATGCCGAATCGAAATTACAAGTTGTTTTGTACTCATTTATTCTGCTCTAGGTATTCTTTTTTAGATACTTTGCAGCTTTTTGACAAAGTATAGGATCATCTTTTGCATTACCCAAAAGGATATCGTTTATTTGTTCTGTTATCTAAATTCTGATAAAATTTATTAAGACCCAATAATTTTTTACAACCACTGTATTGTTTTGTCTTCATTACAAAAAGGCCCCAATATTTCGGTTTGTAACATATGCCGCTGCCAAAGGTAATGCGATTTCTGCGTAAACCTGGGCATGACAGAAGTGATCGGCTCCAGTTTCTACATATCGGGCTTTTGGATTTCCATTTTGATCCTTTTCATATGTTCGGACGACGGCTTTTATATGTTCCCTATATTCCCTGGATATATCTATTGGTAATAGTATACGCTGTGTCTTATATCTACCAAGTGTGGCATCGAGCCAATTCGTGCGATCAACAGTAGCTATCGGAGTTCCTAATTCATCTTCCGCGACCGAAATTTCTTTACCACTTTGTCCACTACGATAACGGCACAACGTGACATAGCCGGGAAATCTTCTCGCAAATCTACGCGCATCATTAATCTGTGGATCAGCGTCTATTACACAGCCCAAAACTTGCCAATCTCGCATTAGATTGTCAAGTCGATCAAACTCATCACCAGGTAATTTTCCTTCCCACAATAATTTACCAGTAGCTGCGACATTTATATCCCGTCCCATTTCTTTTACAGTCCACTCGACAACCGTTATGTGATTCCACTTACCTTGGTCTATTCCCATTGTAATTAAACGAGTTCCACCTTGTGTGGGTCTGGCATCTTGTTTTGTATGATTTCGTAAACAACCTTCAATATCCTCATCACTGATTTGAGCACCTTCTCCAATATAAGGTAATCCTAACTTAGATTGATGAAACTCCGTTGATGCTGCTTCGTCTCCAATTCCTCTAAAATGTGCTACGACAATATCGCCAGGACTTACAGTATATGAATAAAGTTGATTAATATAAAAACTACGATTATTTGGATCGCTGTCAACTGTTGGATGCCACTTACCGTTTCCCAAAAATAGCGGCTTATCCTCCTGTCGAATTGGATGTTTACACTCCTTACATTTTAAATAAGATTCTTTACATCGTGGATCATTTACATGGTCGCCAATAATTTCTATACAATCTGGCCAAGTAAATTCGGTCCAACGATTACAGTGCGGACATTGAAAAGTCCAATGTTCTTGTGTTCCTTGTAAATAAAGTTTATGTATACCATATTTTGGAATTGTTGGAGTCGAAATTGACCATATACATTTTTCAACATGGCCACTTAAACGCTCTAAAGCCAACCAGATTTGTTTCTGGTCCATCTCATCAACTTCATCTAGAATCAATGTAGAAACTGGAATTGACTTTAAATTACTGTCTCCTCTTGACCCGCGTATATAAAGATTTACACCACCAGCTTGTTTAAGTCCTACCGTATTTGTTTCTGTGAAGATTAATTTGAGATACTCACTGTGCAATAAGGCAGTGCTAAAACGAGCTTTACTAAAGTCACTAGCATTAATACTTGTTGGTAAAACATATAAAACATCTTTTTTCAACACATCAATTGTATACAAAGCTCGATTAATTGCAACTTCTGTTACGCCCAGTTGTGCCGCTTTCATGGCGCTATTAAATTGGGCATTAGAATCACTGATTTCTCTACACCAAGGATGATATGTAAATTTATATGGTCCAGGAAATGGTTCGCCCATTATTCGACGATATTCAGCCCACCGCGAACAAGTGGTTAAAGTCCTACTACGGAGTCCGCTAGAAATTGCCTCTCGAAATTCTTTTATTAAATCGGCATTCATTCATTATTTTGGAGGCTAATTTTACAGGCTCGCGGGCATTCGCCACAATGCGTTCAGCCTGATAGCCTCATGTTTTAAGCTATTTTTCAACTGGGGCGGGTTCTAATAATACAAGAAGACTTAAAAGGAGCTTAAGGATATCAAGCCAATGATCTTTCAGCCATTGTATAATTATTTCCCAATTAATGCCTTCTTTAGGCAGCCTCTCATAAGTATAATTTTTAACTTCTACCAATAAATCAATTCGACCGACACCATTTAATCTATTACGAATGGGATGTCGAAGAACTTGCATTAGTTGGTCATATTGTTCTTGTGTTATCCTGCCCTCTTGAAAAGACTCTCTAGCGGCTCGACGGTATAGAACCTTAAAATGCATGTGTCACCAAATTCTGTAGTCTGAAAATTTTTCCAAAATATTCCGTATCTCTGTTTCCGATACAATTCCAACAAATCGTTTAATTTCTATTTGATTTTCTAAAATAACTAAAACAGGTATTGAATAAATTTTAAACTGTTTAGCTCTATTTGTATCATCTCGTATATTAACTACCTCTATTTTATATCCTTCTTCAATAAGTTTTTTGATGGTGGGTGCCATTTTTTGGCACGCTGGACACATATTTGAAGTGAAGAAAATTGCCTCTCTCATTTTCGCAACCAATCTAATAGCCGCTTACGTGGTTTTTTAATATCACCTATAATATCATATTCTGGTATTTTAGATTCTATTTGTTTTGGAGGCGGTTTTTTGTCCGATTGTTTTTTTAAAAATTCACGTAAGATATTTGTTAGAGTAACAATTTCTTGGTCCCAATTAATCACTTCCTTACGAACAAGTTTAAGCAATAATGTTCTTAACCAAACTATAAATCTACGCCATAATAAAAACATTATTTAGCTTCCATTAATTTTTTTAAACTTTGAAAAGTCTTGTTGGCATAAAAAATATAATCTTGACGTGGATATCCAGCATAGCAAGATATTGCAATAGTATCCCCTTGCTTACACATACGATCAATCACACTAGCGTCCACCCAAAACGATCCATCTGGTTGGTTATGTCGTTTAGGCCCATCAATCCAGGTCGATCCCCAGCTATTAATTATGAGCCCACCTGGGCGATCCGTACTGTCATCTATGCCAGCTAAACACATGCTATGCATCCAAGATTTGCGACTTGGTGCTAGAAAACCATCCTTATCTCGACCACCCTTAATAATAAATCCTTGGCTACTTGACAAAATTACTGGGTAACCATTAAAAATACAGTCCCTAGCTTCTTCCCAACTTCGGACTAAAGTTATACATCCGACAGGGTGTACTTTACATAGCGGTTTCAACTCAGCAGGTAAATCTTTACTGCCTAGATCATCAGCCATATCTCCGCTATAGATAGTAAAATCCCAAACATTTAAATACCGTTGCCGTAATAACAAGCCATATCTTTTTATAAACTCAGCGGCGAAAATGCCATTCATACCTTGTCGGTAGTATTTATGGTAATCTTTTCGCCCAATTTCACGACCGCCCCCGTAAATAACTTCTGTTGCGACTGGTGCCACCCACCGTTGCGGGGAATTTCGTTTAATAATTTGGATTGCAGTTAGTAAATCTACTCCTAAACCAAAAGAATGGCTAACACAATCACCAGTTTCCTGGTCATGTGGAACAAAAGGTCTCCCAGTAACTTGCTCTAAGAATGGCCATAATAACGCAATCTGACCCTTTCCAGTACCGCGAATGTCTTCATTTACTTGGCTTAAATATGGATTTTTTGTATTTTGAACAAAATATCGTGTTACGCTAGGGTCATTTTTCCAGCCAGCTTCAACAGTAACTTCTTGATAAGCTTTTTCGGACAGAGTTAATGTGTCTTTATTTAATGTATCAGTACCAAATAAAAACGAGACGCAAGCACTGATTAAACCAAATACTGCTACAAAAAATAAGCGTGGTAGCATAGCTCTTCCTTATTTAGAGATGATTGACAAACCAGCTGAAATTTCACCCCAAACTTGAGCGTGCTGTTCTGGTGTAACCAATAATCCTGCTTCAGCTTGAGTACGCATTTCTTTTTGAAGTTGTTCCAGGAATGGCACCCAAGTGGTAATGGAATTTCCTAAAGTAGCTTGATTAGCAGCTTTTGTGGCAGCGATTATTTGTTCTGCTGTAACTAGCTTACCGCTTGTGATATCAGCTTGAATTGTAGCAAAACTAACTGATAATTTAGCAGCTTCTGCCTTTTTATTAGGAGAATTGACAAGTTTTGTCCATTCAACAACTTTACCCTTTAAACCAGTGGTTGGATTCACTGGTGTAACAGGATTCACTGGGTTAGCGGGATCATTTGTACCAACAGTTATAATAACAACTTTTACATCAACATCGTTATCATTTGCACATGCCACTATAAATGTATAGTCGCCAGGTGATCCAGATGAAAAAACAACTCGTCGGCCATCGTCATAGACTTCAAAATCAGTGCCCTCTGGAAGCGCAGTCCATTTAAATGTCTTACCAGATGATTTTGTAACCTCCAAGCGTGCTAACTGCCCTACTTTGACTGCTTTTATACCTTCAACTATAATCTCAGCTTTAGCATTAACCACTGGCCCAGGAGTAATATCATAATCTACGGGAGTTTTTACAGCATATTTCTGCCAGAGAACTTGCCCCCCTATACTAACTCCTAGCACTACTGCTAAAAAAATTGCAATATTCTTGATTTTTTCCATTTTCTCTCCCGCAATAACTATTCTATTCTCGAACTCTAGGTCTCATGCACTTATGCAAGCATTATGGCCTCTATAAATATTGCAGTCATTACAAGGCTAAAATTGCATAAAATCCCTACTTTTTAAAAAGTATACCTAAGTAATTTTATAATCAATTAACCTGTCACTTCGACCAGTTCGATTCTAGCCACCCAATTTATTGTATTATTAGTGTTACCAGTGGCTTG